TTATTTCCATTTTACAGCCTCATCAAGAAATTGTTTCAGCTGTTTTTTTGTCGACTCCATTCGTACAGAATCTGGAGAAGAAACATATACAGAAGTAACATTACTTTTTGTAATATCCCCATCGACTCCAACTATATATGTATTGATGAATAAAGAATCACCTGAATCTGTCGTGCATAAATAAGCATGAATAATCTTTTTGCCTATGTATTGTGGAGTAAATTTCGATTCAAGATCTTTCATTTCTTCGTTATAGCCGATAGTTTCATTATGAATAAATGCTGAATCCAATTGTGCCTGAGCTTCTAAAAGTTCTTTATATTGTTTAGAGTTCTCAATCTTTGACATGACACTGTCAGTTACAGAATATGCAATCGGTTCATAAGTCCAAGTTTTGGGTAAGGAGGATTTAATAAAGTTTGATATTGATTTTTCTATTTCCTCCTGAGGCGCATTACTGCATGAGCAAAAAAAGAAGGATATGATGATCAATATCTGTATAAAGGTTTTCATACAACTTATATTATTCATTAGTTTAAAAGAACTTTCTGATACTACCCAAAACAGCATATACTTTAAGGATCATGCTAATGGGAATTTCCTGCTCGCAGAACTCATCACTCTTATTTGAAGGGATGAGCCGGACAAAACCTTCTTTCTGGCTTAACCGTATTCTCTTTACTGTGCGGTATTCTTCTGTAACGATGCCGTATATTTCTCCGGCTGGGAGATACTGAATAGGTGTCGTTACTTCACGAAGTGCGATAATGTCACCATTGCTTATCTCTGGCTCCATGGAGTGACCGGTGAGGTTGCACCATACCACTCCAGGTTGATTATAGGGAGGATAATTAATGTAAAAGTCAGGGGTCACCGTCTGATCATTTACAATCAAATCGAAACCTCCAATAAAATCCACGTTAAAATAGGGTGCTCCTTCGTAAGTTTGGTTTACGGATGGCAGTTTTTCTTCCTTTTCAGACTCTGCACGGAGCATGTTGCCTTCGCCGGTTAGAAGCCAGTTGCTATTTATATTATAGGTGTGGCATAATATTGCTGCCAAATCTGTACCTATATTCATACGGAAATTCAGAATTTCTGAAAGCTTAGAAGGCTTTATTCCTAAAACTGTTGCTAAATCAGCCTTAGAAGCTATTGTATCGCTATTTAATAGATAATTTACGACATCAACAAACCTTATATTTATCTCCTCTTTTTTCATGTTATCTGAAATTTATTTTCAATATTTCTGGATTTTGTTTTGATAATTCAGAAATTCTGTATTCCTTTGTAACGTCTTCAATAAAGAAGACGGTGTAAATATAGAAAATAAACTTTAAAAACGCAAATTATGGATAAAGCGAACATTCAGCAGACAACAGGTCTGCAAGTATTCTACAATGAAAACGAAAATGTGAACGTAAGGACACAAGTAATCAATGATGAACCTTGGTTCGTTGCGAAAGATGTAGCAATGGCTTTAAATATTACTTGGAGTGGCCACACGTTAGACAACATTCCCGAAGAATGGCAGGGGATGGTAAATCTCACCACCCCCTGCGGAAATTATCAAGGTGGTGGTCTTCAAACCTTGAAAGTGATTAATGAAGCAGCCGTTTACAAACTAGCTTTCCGAAGCAACAAGTCGGAAGCCGACAGGTTTGTCAACTGGGTAACCGGCACAGTGCTTCCCAGCATCCGACGAACCGGAAGCTACTCGATAAGCAATAATCGTCCGGAAAGCACGAATCGTCTTCCGCTTCCCAAGTTCCGTCCGTATTTCGGTCAGTGGAAAGAAAACGTGAAGCCCTACATCAGCCGTGCGGAGCTTTGCCTTACAGCCGAGAAGCAGCGTGTCACGCTGGGGCATGTGCAGAAGGTGTATGCCGGAACCTCAATGAGTTATCCGGTTGCAAAATGCATCCAGGCTCTGGCAAAGAAAAACCGTCAGGAAGGGCGCACCTATCCGGAGAAGAAACCCGCTTACGAACAACTTTGCATCACGTGGGAGGAATGAAGCTATGAAAGAGCATAAGATTGATTATAAAGAGCTGGAGAGGATATTGGACGAGATGATAGCACACGCACAAACAGCCAAATCCGAATGTCGGAAAGAACACCCGGATTTGGTTACATTGTGCGACAACAGCATAGAGGAGATGTGGAATTTAGTCAGTGAGGCCGAAAGATGCATCTGTCCGCTCCACTGAACTGTCATAGATATATGCTTTCAATCCCGGATTCCAGATGTTGATACTACCGATTATAATGTCCAGTGCTTCTCTAAAAATAATGGTTTCATGAGAATGGGCTTTAAAACTGATCATGATATTTCGGGAGAGCACATCTCCTTTCCTTGCAGATTTAGCTTCCTTCACAATGGATGCATTAAAAGCTTTTGCAAGCGATTTGATCCGATTGGATTCGATAAGACAGGTATCATGCCTGTTAGACTCAACTACGACAGAGTAAAAAGACTCATAAACATATACAGTACTCATAATCAAAATAAAGTTAGTTTGTTTAGCATCGCTACAAATGTAGCAAAACCGTTCCGGTTCGTGAGAATAGGGACGGACTTTTAACCGAATAATAACGATAAAAACAATAACGAAATGGCAGAAACAAGAAAACTCATTAAAGCAAGCCGGGAGCTGAAAGAAGAAATAGCCCGGAAACTGAAAGTTACAACCCGTACGGTGGATGCCGCTCTGGCATACGACACTAAAAGCCCTACAGCAAGGCTTATTCGTTCGTATGCATTGAATCACGGGGCTAAGCTCTATGAGCTGAAGGAAATGGAGAACCCGTATGCCGAAGTAATCCAATTATAGACACCAACAAAAGCAACTCCATAGATATTCTTGCTATTCCGGTTCGTGAGAATAGGGATAGCTCAGAACTTAAAACATAAAATTATGAAACGAATCAATACTGCAACCATTTATTTGCTGCTCATACTTGCAGCTGCAATCCTGAATCGCCTGACAGACGGTTCAATAAATCTAGTTATATCAATTACTCTTTGTCTGGCACTAATACCTGCCGCAATACGGATGGACAGAGAGGATAAAAAGGAATAAATCACATCCGGCTTGCAGAGCTTTACTATCAGGATAACAGCAAACTCTCTGACATCGGTTTCAATAGGGGTAAAAAGAGGTAAAGCGGCTGCCCTCCGGGTTCAAGTCCCGGAGCCGGGCTACAATCTTAACGAATTAATCATGGAAATGTACGGAAACACATTATGCGTCAGCTTTACGGAGCTTGTTCGTGGTGGCATTATCAGTAAGCCCACTTACGACAAGTATGTACGTGAAGGCAAGCTTACCCTCCTTCAGCGGGGAGGTAACGGACGCGAGGCACTGATCGCCTACCGCTCCATGCCGGAACGGCTCCGTGCAGCATACGATGACACATTTAAGAATGCATACGAGGAAATGAAACAGCGTGAGCAGGAAAAGTACATCAACACACAGATTCGGTTCGATGCCGAAGCGGTACGGTTCTTCAAGGAATTTGAGCCGCGTATCGAGCCTGCCAGACAACTGGAATACATCCTGAACGCCCAGGTGATGAACGAGATGGTGCGTACGGAGAAGGCACGCAGTGTGGAGCACGCCAAAGGAGGTTTTGCCCGTCGTGCGGAAACATGGAGCAGCGTACAGATATGCTGTGAACGTCTGCGAGAGATTACAGGTCACACCCTGCCGAAGAATCCGGCCCGTCTTCGCGAAAAGTTCAATGCTTACAAGCGTGAGGGATATGTGGTGCTGGTTAGCGGTAATCTGGGTAACAGTGCGGCCCGCCGCATTGGTAAGGCCGAAGGTGCTCTTCTGCTGAAGCTTCGCCGGAGCAAGTTCCCGGTCTACACCGATATGCAGCTCTTTGAGGAATACAACCGTCAGGCGGTGCTTCGCGGGCTGAAGACCATCAAGAGTCCTACCACGATGCACACATATCTGAACGATCCGGCGGTGATGGTGTGGTGGTATGCCGCAGTAAATGGCGAAAGGGAATTCAAGAACAAGTATATGCCTACCTTCGATACAGTTCTTCCGTCCATGCCGAACTCGTTGTGGTACTCCGATGGTACGAAGATAAACCTCTACTACCGTGCGTACGACGAACGGCAGAAACGATGGGTGGCACGAACCACCGATGTGTACGAGGTGATGGATGCCTGTACGGAACTGTTCCTTGGTTACTTTATCGGTGACGGCGAGAACTTTTACAACCAGTACATGGCGTACCGCATGGCACTTCAGATATGGAGGGTGAAGCCTTACGAGATAGTGACCGATAATCAGGGAGGTCATAAAAAGCTGGCCGCACAGGGATTCTTCAAGAAACTCTGTCACTTGCACAAGACCACGATGCCGCACAACGGTCAGTCCAAATCCATCGAGTCCGCTTTCGGACGATTCCAGCAGCAGGTACTTCACAAGCTATACAACTTCACCGGACAGAACATTACGGCAAAGAAGTTGTCTAGCCGTGCGAACATCGACATGGTCATGTCAAACATCGACCGCCTGCCCACATTGGAGGAACTGAAACAGCAGTATGCCGACTGCCGCGAAGAATGGAACTCGATGCAGCATCCTACCAGTCCTACCGGCATGACTCGTTTGGAAATGCAGACAGCCATAGAGAACCCGCAGGCACAGGCACTGGATGAATACGAAGCACATGAAATCTTTATGCTCTTCTCTCAGGCTGCGGTGCAATACACCAAGGAAGGCTTCAACTTCCGCATGAACAAGCAGGAATACAGCTACATGGTGTATGGAGACGACGGGCTGGTGGATATGAACTTCCACCTTCAGAACGTGGGCCGTCAGTTCCTATATCGCTACGATCCAGAGGATATGACCCGCATCGAACTTTGGGCGGTGACTGACACGGGAGCTAAGTATGCGGCAATAGCTACACCGAAAGTCACCATTCACCGTGCCACTCAGGAACGAACCGACGAGGAAAGCGCTTACCTCTTTGCACAGCTGGATGCCAACCGCCGCACACGTGCAGCCATGCACATCGCACAAGAGGATCTGTTTATGGAGGAAGCCATGAGCGAGGCATACACCCAGCTCCGCATTCCGCGTCCGGTTGCGGTGAGCGAAAAGCAGCTTGACGGATACCGTGAGGAAATGAAGAAAGGCACACTGGAAGCTCCGGTACAGATGCCCGACACGGACATTCCGGAAGAGCCTGTACTGGCAGACGAACCGCTGACTTTCGCATCAGCCGGTGACTGGACAAAGAAAGTATCGAACACTACGTTCGATGAACTGGATAGTTTGGGAAAATTCTAACTGATTGATTAAACGATACTTAAATACCTATTAAACAATGAAAGGATTAACAACAGAAATGAAAGAACAGGTGCGCAGCGCACTGATTGCTTATTGTGAAAATTACCCGACCCGCAACCGTGCGGCAGAAAGTCTTCAGAGCGTAAGTGCAGCCACGGTGAGTCAGCTTTGTAACGGGAAATATGAACTGATCAGCGACGATATGTTTACACGTATCGCGGTTCAGATTGGATTTGCGTTTGATTCCTGGACGCTGCACGAGGGAAAGACTTTTAAGGAAATTACTTATGCGCTGACCGACGCACAGGCATACAAGAACGTGACATGGGTTGTGGGAGATGCCGGATGCGGTAAGACTACGGCAGCCATCGAATATCGCCGTACGCACCGCAATGTGTTCTACATACTTTGTTCGGAAGATATGCGCCGGAGCGACTTTGTGCGTGAGATAGCCAAGCAGGTAGGCGCACCTACCGACACGACTAACCTTCGTGACATGCTGGAGAACGCTATCAGCATGATTTCTTTCCTTGGGAACCCGCTGCTAGTGTTCGATGAAGGCGACAAGCTGACAGACAGTGTATTTAATTACTTTATCAGTATATACAATCGTCTTGAAGGACACTCAGGGATTGTATTCCTTAGCACGGACTATATCAAGCGCCGTATGGAATCTGGACTTCGATATAACAAGAAAGGTTACAAGGAAATCAACAGCCGCATCGGACGACGTTTCTTTGATGTTTCACCAACTGATCAGAATGACATCTACGCTATCTGTCAGGCCAACAACTTGACCGACCGTGCCGATATAGAAGAGGTGCTGAAGGATGCCAAGCGAAGCGATAACGACCTTCGCCGCGTGAAACGATGCATTCACCGACAGAAGAGAATGATTGAAGCCCGCCTGAAGAAAGGAGGCAACAATGAATAGAGAGGAAACTACACCGCCCCCACGCAAGAAGTTTACTTTCGACCGCAACGCAAAAGGTGTCCGTGAGCTTCTGTCCATGAAATTCGATGTAATGCAGTTCGATGGTCCCTGGTATGATGCTTTTGGCACTCCGGAGCGCAGAGGAGTCTGGATTATCTGGGGAAACTCCGGTAGCGGAAAGACCAGTTTTGCCCTCCAGCTCTGTAAGTATTTGTGTCGGTTTGGCCGTGTGGCTTACGACAGCATGGAGGAAGGTGCTTGTCGCACTATGCAGGATGCCATCAGGCGTACAGGAATGATGGAAGTCAACAAGAAGTTCCTGCTTATCGATAACGAGGATATGGATGAACTCAGCATCCGACTTTGCCGACAGAAAAGCCCCGATATCGTGGTAATTGACTCTTTCCAGTACACCCGAATGACTTACCGACAGTACATAGATTTCAAGGAAAGACACAAGCGAAAACTGCTTATCTTCATCAGCCATGCAGAAGGACAACTTCCCAACGGACGCGCTGCGAAAGGAGTCATGTATGATGCTTCACTGAAGATCTACGTCGAAGGCTTCAGGGCATTTTCCAAGGGTCGGTTTATCGGTCCCGTCGGTTACTATGACATTGTGCCGGAGAAAGCCCGGCAATATCACGGAGAAGAATAATCTAACACATACAATCATGAAAACAACAATGAAAGAACGCCCCGTAACCCCGCAGCAGATCAAGGCACTGCAAGCCCAGTTTCACAAGATGGGGTTCAGTGAAGAAGACCGTCACGGGTTTATCAGCCAGTTCACCGCCGGTCGCACCGACAGCACTGCAGGGCTAACCAAAGAAGAAGCCGCACTGCTTCTTAGCCGCTTCAACAAGGAGTCAGCCGACCGCGTTCGCAAGGAGGCGCGTGCCCTAGTGAAACAGATATTCTCCCTTTCGTTTCGTATTTCCTGCCTGAACCGTAACTATACGAACGAAACACCGGAGGATTTTGAAATGAACAAAGCGAAGATAAACCAGTTCTGCCGCACACGCAGCAAATTCCGCAAGAATCTGACGGAAATGTCGCTGGCAGAACTGAAAGAAGTAAAACGGCAATTTGAGGCAATGGCCAGAAAGGAGGAATGATATGAGAAAGCAGTCAGAAATAAACCGGGCAATAGAGCACTTGAAGGCTTATACAGACGCAGCTAGCCGAATACAGGTGGAAGTGCTGGAAATGAAGCGCAGCGAGACATGGGTATTCAATCAGTATGTGCGCAACGTTCCGGAAGACGAACGGAACGAAACGCTATTCTATGCCGCACGGGACGCAGCCCAGTTCCTCGCAGGAAAGATCGGCCTCAGTTCTATCTGTCCGGATCTGGAAGATGAACCGGAAGAAGAGGAGGAGCAGGATGAAAATATTACGCTATCACGCAAGGAATACAATAATTTATTGAAACGTCTGGAGCGTGTAGAGAGAAAGCTTGGACTTAAATCACAGATTAATCGTATAAGCCGCAAACTGGTTTCGGAAGCCGATCCGGAGGACCTGATGTCGCAGGCTGATGCGTGCAGATACATCGGCTGCGGAAAGACTACCATAAAGCGATGGGCAGACAGAGGATTCCTGACCGGCTATAAGGACGGACAGCGGATATTCTATTCAAAAAAGGAAATTGATAAAAGTAAAGTTGTAAAAGAGCACCGCATAACGGTAGCAGAAAGGCAGGAGGAAAATGGAACAGGCAATCGAACAAATCCAGAATGACATTATGAGCCGCATGCAGAAGTTTGACTTTGCCGATCAGGTATTCATTCTGCGGGAACTGGAAAATTTCTGCGGACAGCAGGCAGACGAAGCACTTAAGATGGAATATGATATGGCAGCAATGGAGGATATGAAAGATGAGTAACAGAAAGAAATATATTGTATGGAGAATTCTTTATTACTATTCTGACAAGCCAAGTAAAAGTATCCGCATATGTTGGCGGACAAACTCTATCACGAATTTAAGAAGGATAGTACAAGCCCTTAATCCAGATGCAAAAATACGTTTATGCTATACAGAATTTAAATAACAATTAAAACTTAATTAAGATGGCAAAAAGAACAAAGAAAACAGTAATCAGCGGAGTAAGCCGCGAACAGTACGAACAGGCATTTGCCGAATTCGCCATGGCCGATGCGAAAGCGCAGTCACTTACCGCTAAGATGGATCAGGAAATGACAAAGATCCGTGAGAAGTATGCCGACCAGCTGGCGGAACTGAACGAAACGAAAGACCGCTCATTCGAAGTGATGCAGACCTATGCAACTGAGAATAAGGACACGCTGTTCAGCAAAAAGAAAAGTCTGGAATCGGCACACGGCATTATCGGATTCCGCACAGGTAATCCGAAACTGAAAAACCGGAAAGGCTTCACCTGGGCAGCTGTGACGAACCTTTGCAAAGAGTTTCTTCCTGATTATATCCGCACCACGGAGGAACTGGCAAAAGACAAGCTGCTGGCCGACCGTGACGTACCGGAAGTTGCGGAACAGTTCGCCCACATCGGCGTAGAGGTGGTGCAGGATGAATCTTTCTACGTAGAACCAAAAAAGGAAAGCGATGCGGTCCAAACGGCCTAAGTACAGTTATCTCCGTCGCGGTAATCTTTGGATTGTGTATCGTAATGAATACACGGATTCTACGTGTATAGGCACTCCCATTGCGGAGTGCCGTTCCAAAGAGGCAGCACGGGATAAGGTTTATCAACTTAATGGATGGAAGAAAAAGAATTATGGCTGAACTTACTTTTAAGACAAACATCCGGCGCGACAAATGGCCGCGCTGGATGAAAAAGCTGCACGAGTACATGACCCGTGTAACTCAGGACAGAGAGCTGGAACCAACCCGTGATGAATTCCTTCGCCTGAAAATGATTATGGAAGGGTGTATAGAGAATCTGAAAGATGAGAAACAAGCACGCCGGGCTTCCATTCATGTATTTCTCGGAGAAGATGATAACCGGTTATCTCTGATAGTAATGCGAAGCAATCTGGTAATAACATCTTATTACATCGAATAATGAATAAACGTACACAAATCATTCTTTTCACAGCCTTTTCTGTCATTATAGGGCCGCTGGTTATCCTTGGATTCATTCTGAATTTTACAGGAAGAATATTCGGAATACTTGGCTGGCTCTGCTGGATGGAACCACGAATGGCACGGAAAGGATGGGATGAACTAATCAAAAAAATAAAAGACTCATGGAGCACGAATTAGGAGAAACGTTCACCTGGCACGGACATGCGCTCGAAGTAGTCGAGGTGAAAGACCCGGAAGACCCTTGCAGCGGATGCTGGTTTTTTGAGCACGCCATAAGCTGCTACGGGAAAGGACTTGAATGTATGGACGATTCGAGAAGAGATCACACTAACGTAATATTTAAACAATCAACAAAAATAGAAGAATTATGATGCACAATTGGTTTACATGCAAAATCCGTTACGAAAAGACAATGGAAAACGGAATGACAAAGAAAGTGACGGAACCCTATCTGGTGGACGCGCTCAGCTTCACAGAAGCCGAAAGCCGTATTATCGAAGAAATGACACCGCTTATCAGCGGCGAGTTCGAAGTGGCTGGAGTTGCTAAAGCAAACTACAACGAACTGTTCCCAAGCGAAGAGGAGTCTGCCTGTATCTGGTATAAGTGCAAACTTTGGTTTATCACACTCGACGAAAAGAGCGGAGCAGAAAAGCGAAACTCCTTTAATGTGCTGGTACAGGCTTCCGACCTTCGCGATGCCATCAAGAAGCTGGACGAAGGAATGAAGGAAACTTTGGCCGACTACGTGATAGCCTCCGTACAGGAAACCTCCATTATGGACGTGTATCCTTACGAAGCGGAACCCGATGTGAAACCCGAATTTGAAAATGCAGACAGAAGATGAAAACAGAAAAGACCTATATCCATCGCCGCGTATGCCTCTGCCGCCAGTGCGGAGGAACCGGCACAGTGACCGTGTATGCAGAAAAAGATTTGCAGCATCAGTACCCCGAACAGAAAGCGTGTCCGCAATGTCAGGGCAGCGGACGTATCTGGCTCAGCGGAACAGTAATCAAACAGATTGAACCCTATGCAGAACCAGAACCTTGATCTGTTCAAACCTCGCAGAGTGGCGGCACGAATCCATTACAGCATAATCAGCCAGTTCATGTTCGTTTGGATCAAGCACAGCCGCCCATGCGACTTGAAGGTGCAGCGTTCGAAGCAGAACCCCGAATACCTGGGCATCTGTTTCAACGTTGAAAACACCGGCACAGCTGATATGATGCGTGAACTGGAACGTGATTTGAAAATTGAAATTATAGACCTTTAATAACCACTATCCCGGTGTGGCCCGACCGCCTATCCGGGAACAAATTTCGGGATACTCCAAAAAAAATCGGGCAAGAGTGCTTGGATAATAAAAAAGAATTTGCATATTTGCGGTGCTCTAAGTTTTTAACATATCAACGAAGGACAGCGAGTTCTGTCCGATAGTACCGCATCGGGCATTTTTTATGCCTGTATGCAAACCGTTATACAGGTGTGTCGGTTTTACCGACATATCTTCACAATGGCGGCATCTGTACCCGTGCATACGTTGTAATGGCGTATGCGAGTCCTTCGTTGATAGACTTAGAGCGACGGGTTAAGCGGATGCCGTTCTTTTTTTTATCATCCGCACAAATGCTCATTAAAAAATCAACGATTATGAAAAAAGAAAACGAAAACCAGACTACAGGGCTGGTAGAAGTGTTCAGCTTCAATCAAAGCAGTACACCTATCCGTGTACAGGTAATCAACGATGAACCTTGGTTTGTGGCAAAAGACGTTTGCGATGTGTTAGAACTGACTAATCACAGAATGGCAATTAAGTCTTTAGACGAAGATGAGGTAAATAGTACTTACCTAACCGATGCATTAAACAGACAACGAATAACTAATATTGTCAATGAATCCGGTTTATACACATTAATATTCCAATCACGCAAGCCAGAAGCAAAAGCATTCCGTAAATGGGTTACATCCGAAGTACTTCCGTCCATCCGCAAGAAAGGATATTACGGTATGTACAAACCGAAAACAGATTTCATCGACGCGCGAGATATTCCCTACGAAACACGTATGTTCAATAACAGCCCAGTACGTTGCGTAACCATAGATAATGAAACGTGGTACAGCATGAACGACCTGCATGCGGCAATGGGAAGCCGTACCGAAAGTACACAAGCTGCCAAGAAGCTTAACGCTAAGCAAACATTAGCAAAGAAAATTCTTCTTTTTGGGGCAAACAATCCCGGATGGTTTGTAATGACACGCGGAGCAATGCTTCTGCTTAGTGCAAGCCGTAAAATGAACAACGTAAAACAACTGGAGTTAGAATTCAAGGAGGACTGACCTATGGCGACGAAATTCAATTATGAACAATGGGAACAGTACTTGAAAATAGATGATATTGAAGAAACTGTTGCCTCGTTGGATAATATTCTGTTTACGGCAGTCATGAGATTACTTGACACTGATTGTGGAAGTCCTGTACAGCAAGACCAAACCGATGTGTCGAACGTGCGTTTCCTTCTGGAAAACCTTCGCAAGTGCATCAGCCGATAATATACAGCAATCCCCGACACCGAAAACCGATGCCGGGGATTGCTGTTATATTATTCACCTGGTTCTCCAAGGAAATGACATATCGCTTCGTGCTGCAAGGGAGTCAGGCTTCGCTGTCCCTTATGGAAATGTAGTTCGGTAAGCCGTTGCTGTAAGTCTTCGTTCAACACTATCCAGCGGCGAAGCTGCGCTACGGCACTCCGGGCACTGGATTTAGGAAAATATTGCTGAGCCAGGTCTGTAAGGTATATCGCTTTCATAATAGGTAAAGATACAAATAAATTTTTTACTGCAAAAATTACCCCGCGGTAAACGTCCTGTTTCCGCGGGGTAATGAATCATTTTTCCGGCGGTAAATTATTCGCCTTCCAGCTCCTTGTACGATTTCACCTTCTTAAACTGAAGGTTCTCCAGCGCCAGCGTGCTTTGCAAGCCCAGTCCCGGTCGGAACTGAAGGTGTACCTGACGGATGTAGCTTTCGTTGAATTCGTCTGGGACATCTGCTCCGTTACTGCGTATCTGCGCCTGAAAAGTACCCAGATTCTCCAGTTTCACAATTTCCCCTTTGGCGATATGACGGTTAATCTGCTTGATCAGTGCACGGATCACGTTCAGTACGTCACCGTCCGTCAGAGTAGTACTATAGGCGATATCGTCCGCCAGTTCGTTGATGTCAACAGTTCCGCTTGCCTGTGCCTTGGCGTAGAATTTAGCTTCGCCTTCCAAATCTCCCGGTTTCTTGTAAGCTGCAATACTGTAGTTAATAGCCATGTGTTTGTCTTTTTTAAATGTTTGTAAAAATGTGGTTAACTTGTCATGACAGTACAAATCTACGGCAGTACAAGGCCATACTGTCGTAATAGCAGTTATTATGTGCGTGAATGGGATAATGTCCGCTTTTTTTTGTACTTTTGCGATAAAGTCAGCAGGATGATATGGTAAAGAACAGCCGTCAGAAAATAGTGGGAATGAGCTATGCTTTCCGCGTGCAGGAAATAGTACGCATTTATGATGAGCATGCACGGAGCGGGCTTTCGAACCGGGAAATCCTTCGTCGTTACATCTGGCCGAAGTACCGCATCTGCGAAAAGACTTTCTATAACATCATCAATGCCAGCGCCGATCCGCGCGTGACGGAACGCATCGCCCAGGCAGAACGGCAGCTGACGCTTTTCTAATAGGTCTGTGTGACCTGACAGGTGAAATCGCTGATGTCTTCCACCAGCTCCTCGTGGTTATGGTTGGTGCTGCTGCCCGTGCGTCGGGTCATGCAGACAGATTCATTCCGGGCAGACAGAAAGAAGTTGAACAGGTGCGCATCAATCTTGTCCAGCAAATCGAAGCGCTCCAGCGATTCCTCCTGAAACATACTCCCGTTCCTTGCGCTCCCTTTCCATTTCGTAACCACATGCAGCCGGAACGGAACGTCTGCCTGCTGGGTGGTTCCTCCCAGCGTGCGCCACTGTACGGGCCGGAATTCGATAAACACCGCCGGGGTGTCGAACGGGTCTTCCTGCTCGATGAATTCCACCTGCTCATTCCACAGGTCTATGTGTCGGATAAGCGGCTGTCCGCCATCGTCTTTCAGTTCTTTCAGAGCTTCGGTCAGGCCGAGATAAAGCATTCTTCTCATAGTGTGTCAAAGTTTTTAGCGTTATTGTAAAAGATTTCTTTCAGCAGTTTTTCCAGGTCGGGATGGTTGCCGATGAACTGCCGTCGGGGTATGGTGATTTTGCTGCCTGCCTTTTTCATGGCCATGGCGCGGTAGAACTCCGCTTCGGCGGTAAGGGCACGGTTTCGTTTGTTATTGCGCGGTGTGCCGTTTTTCTTTCGTTGCAGGTTGTTGCTGAATCCGTCGGCAGCCTTTCCACCGGTCACGGTCTGATAGCGGTACCAGAAATAAGCCTTCATCTTCCGTGTTACGGTGATGGTGCCTCCTTCGTTGTGTATCCGGGCATACGGTTCGGTGGTTTCAATCACCACGCTGTCGCGGCTGGTGATGCGTCCCGTGATGCTACGTCGCAGGTTCCCGGTACGGACGAGCAGCCCCCGGCTCTTGTCGTCGTTAAACTTGCGGCGTGCCCACTTCTGGTTGAAGAAGGCTTCGCGCTCAAAGTTCCGGTCAAACTCTTCCAATGCTTCCGTCCGTATATCCTTCAGCGTCTCCCTTACCAGTAGGTTGATGCGCCGCTGGAGGTCGTTTGTTATTTTTTTGCTTTCATTCATCAGATAAAGATTCTATCAATTCCTTTTCACGTTCAGAAAGAGAAAACCGGATAGTTTGTTTTTCCTTTTCAATACATTCGGCTTTTTTATTTTCTATGTCTAGGATGTATGCGTATTCTTTTTCGGTTTTAATGAGTTGTGCTATCCTGTTCGAGCAGAGGAATCCATTACCGTATATTGATTTTTTTGTGTGAATCTGGTCATCCAGCCTTCTTGTGTATGAAAGTTCAGCATGTGGTATGACAATGTCTTTTCCTCCTTTCAGCAATGAGGCAATAACAGACGTGGTAATCAAATTGTCAGGATAAGCATACTTGTTTTTTTTCAACTTTTTCGTTTGCTTATTTTGAACTTGAATTATACGCTCTCTAAGAGAAGATGCGCACATAATTCCACATCCTGAAAATGAGGGTATGTTAGTGACAAAATCGGTTAAAACTGTCGCGCCGTTTTCATACATGATATTGGCATTGGTAACAATGTATGTATGTTCAGGAGAATATGCTTCAAACAGTGTGAGATGCGGAGCAAACAGAAAGAATCTTATTCCTTTATCCTGAAACCATCTCTTTATATTCGCCAAAATAGAGAATGGAGGATTGTCTACCACCACGCATCCGTCCGGATAATCTGCTGCCTGATAATCTGCACCAGGCCAGAACGGGCGTACTATTTTCTGAGTGTTGTCTATATGTCCATTGTCTATAAGCCATCCTATTACTTCGTCATAAATGTAAGAAGGTGTGTAGCAATCATCTGTTGTTTTTTTAGGTTTGAATTTTTCAACAAATCCTTCGTAATCGTTGAACTTCGTCTCTTTTTTTGTCGTTGTCTTATTATTATCCATTATGCATTGTTTTTTAATGAATTAATCGTATCTTTGCAAGAGAGAGAGTGACTTGAGGTACTGGGTTGGATTGCAGATCCTTCACTAAAGGCTTCAGTCGCTCTCTTTTCTTTTTTTCAGCTTCTCCACGATGGAATAGAACTGACACTTCCCGTCCACCAGTTCCCTGATTACGGCAAAGGAATCCTCATCGGCTATACGGATGCGCAGGTAATGATATTTCATGACCATGGGATTTCCTTTTTCATCCGGGCGTTCCAATACGTGTTCGGCATCTTTCAGCAGATAAATCAGGTTGTAGACAGCTTCATTCTTTGCCCTTACATACTTGTGGGGCTGGTTCAATGCTTCCTTGATTCCGTTTGAGGTGAATTCCACTGGATTCTGTATTCCCTGCACCAGCACGGTTTTGCCGACCAGATTCTCTTTGGCCCACTGACGGACAGCCTTACGCAGTTCCTGCAACCGCTCTTTTCCGGCACGCATTTCTTGAAGCAGCCTGCACGCCCGGCATACCTCATTGTCCGGAATGTCGGCTGCCAGCTTCATCTTGTCTGGACGTACTTCGCACTGGTTGCATTTGCGCAAGGTGTAGCCGTTGTATGCCGGGAAGGTGGTCATCCGCTTGCCGGGGTTGAACATGAACATTTCCTGATACTTTCCGGCGGTGGCCTGACTGCCCTGGTTCATGGCTTCCTGCTCGTTGCTCACGGGGTATTTGTCCTTGCGTACCTGCACCACGGTGCATCGGCATCCCCATCCGTTGGGCGGAAAATATTTGTCCCAGAACGGGCTGGTTATCGGAAGGGTGATGTTATGCAGCATCCGGTGAGTACGACGTACCCGCTTGTCGCCCACGGTGCGGTACTGGAGGTTATATCGGTCGCCGTCCTGCTCGAATTTCTTCCACCGCGCAGCCATCAGGGCGGACGTTTGGGCGAAGTTGTATTCCGTACGCAGGTACTGCACGTTGTAGGTGTCATGTACCTTTTGAACCTCATTTAAGAACTGATTAAACGGCTTGCGGTTTCCTTCATCATCCAGCAGGGAGGGGAAAGCCTCGTTCAGTTCGTGGAAGGTCTTGATGCCGCTGAACACGTAGTTCGATTCCTTCAGGCGTTGCACGGATATATCGTCCAGCGGGACTTCCTTCAGGGCGGTGTCTACCGCTTCGTCCAGTACATCGGAATGGGTGCGGATGAAATGCTGCACCTCTTCGGCAGTCAGGCTTTCGGGCGATACTTCTGCCTGCTGATAAAGCCATCCCATGAGCAGCATCCATCCGGCTTCCAGGGCGGGGAACTCTATTTCGTTTTCCATTCCGTTCTCTTCCCTATCCACTAGTTTCAAGATTCCGGCGTACCGCTGATGCAGCCCCTTATAATCGTCGGGGCTTAGTCGAAAAAACCGTGTTCCCCTTCCGGCAATGCCAGTTTCTGTTCTTCCTTTCCGGACTTCTGCTGTGCCGTTTTCTTCACATCCGGAACCGCAATGGAGGAAGTGTCTTTCTTCCGTTTCAGCGGGATGTTGTATTTGTCGACAAAGTATTTCGGTTCCACTTCGTAGTGCTCCAGCAGCAGACGTTCGTAGGCCACCTGCTGTTCGGGGGTATAATCTACCGACTCATCCCATGCGAATCGGAACCCTTTCAGCGGGAATCCGTGACGGATCATGCGGGGAATAAGCTGCCAGTTCACCAGATCACGAATAAGGTCAGCATCTTTCTGAATCAGGTTTTCCAGCATCTTGCGGTGCACCTCGCTCTGCGAAAGGCTAGCACCGTCTTCCATGGTCATGGTCACAGTAAGGATTCCTTTCGATATTTCCGAGTTACAGCGATCGATGCGTTTGTCGTACACATTGAACGCATCGGCACGGGTGCTTTCCTTCAGGTCGACGGTAGTTCCTTCGGGGAACAAGCCGTAAGCGGCTGCTCCCATGTCACGCAACATCCGTTCAATACGGTCGTATTCCTTCGGGTCGCGGCTGGTGGTAGTCGCCACTCGCAGCGGCATACCGAATATTTCTCCGAACATATCCCAGAACGAACACATGTTCTTTTTAGGAATGGTCTGCTGGGCGCATTTCAGATACAGGCCCAGATTATGCGTGCCTCCGGCTTCGATGCACCAGTCTTTCATCTCGCTGTTCCGGTAGTCGTAGCCCACCTGCCAGGTGTCGTTTTCGTGGGTGATGATGACTCCGTATTCGGGAATGACATGAGTACGGGGAATCAGACTTACCCGGTTGTAGGCCATCCGTCCGTCCACTTCCACCACGTCGCCCAGTTCAATAAGTGAATGACCGTAGTAATTGCTTTCCAGTGCCAGCCGCAGGAACTCCTTAAACCAGGGAGCTTCCAGCAGTTCCGTCAGTTCCGGATTCTCCACACCCTTCGCGTCGCAGAGCTTGAAACTCTTGTTCAATACGAATCCCATGCGCTGTTGCACGCATCCGGTCAGGTGCAGGTCGGCATCCACATCGGTATAAAGATTCAGCAGGCGTGTACGGTTGGGGTTGTCCACGTTGATGGCCATCTGCCATGCACGCCGCCAGTCGGCCAGGTCGCGCCGTGTCAGTGCTTCGGTAAGCAGCTGGAGCTTGACGCTCATTTCCTTGATGCGCCGTCTTTCGGCGGCATTCATCCGGTTGAGATATTCTATTTTCGGTTTCTTTGCCATAATCGTTACCAGATATAGTTGTTACGTTTGTCGGAGCCGTAGCGTATGCCGGCACCGGTCTGTTCTCCTTCCTCGCCCGTGGGTTGCAGTTCGGGCAGGTTCATGACCGCCTTGCCTGACTGAACCTTCTCCAGGTAGGCGATGGCGTTTTCAAACTGTTCCTTTCGGATTTCATACCCCATTTTCTGCGGCAGGCTGAGCACCATGAAGTAAAGTGCCAGGTCGGCCACCAGTCCCACGAGATCGAGGTTCCTTGCTTCGCCTTCGGCGGTGAAGGCTGCCTGCATGTCATAGCGTCCGTCCAGGTAGCTGGCTATCCGGTCCATGGCACGGCGTTCGGCCAGCAGACGGTTGTCGTCCGTAGCCTGCTGGATGATTCTCAGTGCATCGGCACTGACTTGTATGTAGTCTTGTTCGGTGATAAACATAATTACCAGGAATTTTTAGGAGGCCGCCTTACACCCAGTCGGGGTGTGAACGAAGCCTCACGGGTTTGTTTCTGTAATTTATAAATTGCTCCCTCACTGGCATCGGGGAAGTCATCGTGTGCACGGCTTCCCTGTTCGAAAGCCAGTGTTTGGTCGATTCCGGCCCGCATGTCGGGGTCTTCTTTCAGCTTCTCGTTATAAAAGAAGTAGCCACGTTCCCATAGTGGGCTAATAGCCTCCACACGGGCGAACTTGTCGGGCTTCTTCCGTTTGTCCGGCATGATGGGAAGCTGGTAGCCCCGTGCGTCGCCTTCACGCTGGAACTCGTCGAGGATGGTGTCCTGCATGAAGTTGGCTTCCATGTAGATACTGACCGCCGCATCCTCAGGCAGTGACTCGTAGACATCGTAGAGCCAACGCACCATTTCGCCCACGCTGCACTGGCGGCAGAAGGCACGCAGCAGATGCAGTTCCCGGTGGGAGGCGGTTTTCAATCCACGCCTGGGACGACCTATCATGGCGGCGGCCTTGTAGTCGTTCTTTCCGGAAGATTTCCACGAAGGGTCGATGTAGAGCACTATCTGCTCGTAGTATTTCAGTTTCAGCATCGGTCGCCAGCGTATCCACCGTTCCTGAAACACGGCTCCCTCGGTGATGGGATTATTCATGTATTCCTTCTGAAACGAGCGGTAGCCCATGAACTGTTCGCGGTCGCGCAGTTTCTCGATGGTGTAGAACTCCGGCCAGGCAGGATTCCCGTTGCGATCGATGGCGTTCACCTCAATGGTCTTTACGGTCGGCGTGTCAATGATTTTCTGCAATACGGAGTTTTTGGAAATCAGGTTACCCACCATGATGAAACGCCCGTCCTTGCCTCCGAAGCAGCCGAACAGGGCTTCCTTTATCCAGTTGGTCATTTCCCGTACACGGGCTTCGCTCCGGCACATCTCATCGTCGTCGAGGTCGTCCACCACGATGTAGTCCGGACGCATCTCCCGGAAACGCAGACCACGGGGCGACTGGCCACGGCCTCGGGAGAAAAAGGCGCACTGGTCTTTGGTGACAAATTCGCCTTCCTGCCACATGCCGCTGTTGTACTGTTCGCCAAAGTCCCGGATGATGTACTGGTTGTATTGCAGTTCTGCCTGAAGGTCGCCCAGCAGGCCGTCGGCGCTGTCTTCACTCTTGCCCACCAGTACCATGACATGCAGCTCACTCCGGAATTTCAGCCAGAGCGGGATGCCGATGTCCAGGTGTACCGACTTGGCATGACCGCGCGGCCACTTGCAGACCAGACGCAGTTCCGGATGTGCGGCGATGTAGCGTGCCGCCTCGTTGTGGAACCGGGCATTCGGGCACTGGCAGTAGTGCGAAAGGTAGCGCTGGCAGAAACAGTCGTAATCCTTCAGGGCACGGGCGATGTTCCGCTTGCGTTCTGCTTCGGTTTCCACCCGTTCCTGCGAGGTCATCCGTTCCACCCGCTTGCAGTGTTCCTGCCATCGTTTCAGGGCTTCTTTCTTTTCCTGCTCTGTCATACTTAGCCTCCTTTCTGGGCGAAGAGTTCATTCAGGTAATCGTTGTGCAGCTGGTTCACGAGCTGGAACAGTTCGTTGGTCAGCTGGGGATACTTGTCACGGTTGGCCGCCAGCCAGTTCTCGAAGTCGATCATCGTGTCGATGCGGTCTACCACGCTGGCTTTCTTCTCCAGCTTCTCGATGGCCGTGGCCGTCTTGATCAGCTTGTCTCCCAGGCTGGCCAGCATATCCTCGTTGCCCGGCTCGTTCGCCTTGTCGAGCAGGGAATTGATGGAAGACAGCAGCTTGTTTACCAGTTCCGGACGGGTAATGTTGCGTGCCGCCTTCATTTCTTTCCAGCCCAAGGTATTGATCCACCGGCTGAGTGTCTGACGGCTCACTTCCACTTTCTGAAGAATCTCTTCCTGCGAAAGTCCGCTCATGTAGAGCACCCGTGCCAGTTCCTGTTTTGTGTCGTTTTTAGCCATGTTTTACCTTGTATTTAATATTCGTTTAAGGCAAAGTTCATCCATTTTCGTGCATTCAGGAAAAAGGGATGCAAGCGTTACAGAGAACAGTGTACAGGTTACGCACTTCCTTGCAACCGTTACACACTTTTTTGCCCGGACGGGAAAGGCAGAGTAAGTTTGCGGCAAACGAACGGAAAAATGGCAAAACGAATCAGAATATCGAACGAAACGCTGAACTGCTACGGCACGTGGATCCGTACCGAAGGCATCGACCTGACGCAGTTTAACCGGAATCCCGTACTGCTCTGGATGCACCAGCGGGGCGTGGTAATAGGAATGATCAAGGACATACGCGTAGCGGATGGAGAAGTGACCGGCGAACCCTGGTTTGATGAGGTACGCGAAGAATCGCGTCTGGCAAAGCAGCAATGGGAAAAGGGCACGCTACGTATGGGTTCGCCCAACTTCGAGATACTGGAAACAAGCGAAGACGCTGCCTTGCTGAAACCCGGACAAACCCGTCCTACCGTAACCCGTTGCAAGCTGATGGAATACAGCATGGTGGACATCGGCGGAAACGACGACAACATCCGGCTCTCTTACGAGGGACGGGAACTCAGGCTGGATGCAGGAGGCGGATGCGACCTGCCACTATTGAAGGAAAGCTTTAATGAAAACAAAACATTACAAACAATGAACGAACAATTGAAAACCATCGCCCTGATGCTGGGGCTGGCGGACACCGCCACACTGCCGGAAGTGCAGAAACAGATTAATGTGTTGCTCGGCTACCAGACGGCCAACGCGACGCTGCGTACCGAAAAGGAGAAGCTGGAAAAGGAACTGGAGACCTTGCGTCTGTCGGGCATTACCCAGCTGGTAGAAGAAGCCGTAACTTCCGGAAAGATTGAAGCAGGGAAGAAAGCCCACTTTATCGAATTGGGGAAGAAGGTAGGCCAGGAAAGCCTGAAACTGACCTTTGAAGCTATGCATGGCATGGTAAAGCCGTCGATGATGCTGAACCGCAGTACCTCGCAGGCGGCAGGCGACTGGACGAAACTGAGCGAAGTTCCGGCAGAGGAACTGAAACTGATGCGAAAGAACGATCCGCAGCAGTACCGCAGGCTGTACAAGGCTGAATACGGTGTGGACTGTCCGGAACTTAACTGATTGTTGAACACAAATTAAAACACGAACATGAGAAAAGAAATCGTAAAATTCGTAACCGGCACACTGGTGAATGTGCTGATGAGTATCGTTATCCTCTTTCTGCTTGGAGTACCGGGCGCAGGATTCTGGGGACTGATTGTGGGCGTGGTGCTTCCGATAGCACTGGGCAAGTTCCTTCCGAAAGGTGCCGCCCTGGAAGGTGTCTATACCGAAGTGTGGACGGGCGAGCTGGTGAAGCAGCTCCGCGGAGGAATGACCGCCTCCTGGCTGGACGGAGTATCGGATTATTCGGCTGCGGTGAACAATGAAGTGGTGCATCTGGTAGATGTGGGCGGAGATCCGGATGTGCTGATTAACAACACGACGTATCCCATCGCCGCACAGGAACTGGAGGACGGGGATATCGCACTGGGCCTTGACAAGTTCCAGACCAAGAAAACTGCCGTATCGGACGACCAGCTCTTTGCCATCTCCTACGACAAGATGGGCAGTGTAATCGAACGTCACGGCGACGCCATTACCATCGCCAAATTCAAGAAAGCGGCCCATGCACTGGCTCCGAACAGCAATACGGCGAAAACTCCGGTAGTGCCTACTTCCGGTGAAGATGACAACGGACGAAAGAAATGTACCCGAAAGGATATTATCGCGCTGAAACGCAAGCTGGATGCCTTGCAGGTTCCCACTGCAGGCCGCCGTCTGGTGCTCTGCTCGGATCACGTGAACGACTTGCTGGAAGACGACCAGAAGTTCCGCGACCAGTATTATAACTACACAACCGGAAAGATTGCCAACATGTACGGCTTCGAGGTGTATGAATTCGAGAACTGTCCGTACTTCACCAAGGAAGGCACAAAAGTTCCGTTCAAGAACTCGCCTTCGGGAACCGACCATCAGGCATCCTTCTGTTTCTACACCAAGCGTGTGTTCCGTGCACAGGGAAGCACCAAGATGTATTACCGCGACGCACAGACCAACCCGGACTACCAGCAGAACGAAGTGAACTTCCGCCACTACTACATCGTACTTCCGAAGAAGATGGAGGCTATCGGTGCTATCTACAGTTACGACGGAGCGACCGCACAGACATCCGACCAGGAAGTGGAAGCAGACAAGAACTGGGCTACTATACGCCGTGAAGCTGAAGCCGCTAAAATGGCTATGGCTATGTCTGAAGGAGGAGAAAAAGGTGTAAACGGTCTGGAAGAAAAGTTGCAGGAAGATCCGGCAGCCGGTGAAGAACTTGAAGCATAAGGAGGAATGAGGTATGAAACACTTTACAATGGGTGAACTTTGTGCCAGCACAACCGCTGATGCTCATGGGATCAAGAATACACCGCCTCTTCAGGAGGCGGGTAATCTGAAAGCCCTGGCCGACAACGTGCTTGACCCGCTCCGCGAATGGTACGGGAAACCTATCAACGTCAATTCCGGTTACCGCTGTCCGCAACTGAACCGGCTGGTAGGTGGTAAGACAAGCAGCCAACATCTGAAAGGAGAGGCTGCCGACATCACGGCAGGAAGCAAAGAAGAAAACCGGAAACTCTTTGAGTACATTAAAGGCCATCTTCCTTTTGATCAGCTGATCGATGAAAAGAATTATTCCTGGGTGCATGTGTCTTACAAGCGCGACGGGAATAACAGGAAACAGACATTGAAACTTTAAAGCACAATAAAATGAAACGGATTATCTTATTTTTCAGCCTGTGCCTGATTACACTGGCTTCTTTTGCGCAGACCGTACTTCCGGCTGCTGAACCTGAAACATCGTTCCTTATCGACCTGGGTAGCTTTACCGGAATCGTAGCCCTGGTTTCTACCTTGGTGACACAGATTCTGAAAGTTGTTCCGGCTATCTCCGCAAGCAAGCTGGCCAAGATTTTGATTTCGTGCGGTGTGGGCATGGTGGTATGTATCCTTGCCTGGCTGTTGCAACTTACTCCGCTACTTACCGGCTATGTCTGGTGGCAGGTGTTAATCTATGGACTGGCAGCGGGACTCAGTGGATGCGGATTCTATGATGTGATTAAGGCTATCGGGGGATTGTTTAAAAAAGAGTAGATCATTATGGATTGGACCCTGCTACAGTCGCTATGGGACTGGCTGCTTCCTGCCGGCTGGTTGGCAACAGCCATTGCCTGGTGGCGTGACAGGAAGGTGTATCAAGTCCGCGCAGTGAAAGAAACCGAAGGCACATACAAGACACTATACGATGATCTGAGTGCCACGGTATTGGAACTTAGTAAACAACTACGAAAACAAAACGAACGGAATATCAATCATGAAACGGCTTTACGAAAACTGCATACTTGTAAGTATGCTGACCGCTGTCCTGTCATTATCTTCTTGCGCCAGCAGCAGAAAGGCCAGTTCGGAAACCGTCCGCTCGGACTGTCTCAAAGTGAGCGTAACCGAGCAAACAATCTACGAGCCGGTCCCGAAGAGGACGGCGACCTTGGCAGTGAGTGCGGATCAGTGGACGATTCTTACTAAACTTCCGGAAGGATTTGGACTGAATTATCGTTACGACGGTATCAGTATAGATGTGCAATCGGACGGTGAAGGGGGTGTGAATGTCACAGCTACATCCGACAGCATCGGAAGACAGGTGAACGTGACTCGTACGGAAACCGACCACCGTATACGCGATGAAACTGTGAGCAATGAAGTGAAGGAAACACGCCCTGGAGTGCAGGGATGGCTGACAGGAACAGCCCTGACCCTGCTGGGGATTTTCCTTATCTGGCAACTGATTAAATACTATTTAAGCAAACATTAAAAACGATAAGATTATGGCAGATACAAGCAACGGACTGATGTATGGTGTAGCAGCCGTCCAGTTCAAGGCTGCGGGTGCAGAAGGACAGGAAAAAACACTGGGCTGGCTGGATGAAAACGGGATGCAGCCGGCAGGAAACGCACCTACCTTTATGGATGTGATAGCCGCACAGGTAACAGACGGACCGGTGGATAGCATCATGACCAATCCGGGAAGTGACGCATTCACGATGAACCTTATTCAACTGAATGCGCAGAGCATGGTCGATGTGTTCGGTGGAAAAGCGGAAGCTGACGGTTCTTATACACCACCTACAAAAAAGGTAGCTAGTGGCGTACTGACCATCTCCATGCATTCCGGACATAGTTTTCGTGTTTTCAACGCTCGATTGAGCTGTAACGGTTTCCAGAACGGAATCAACATGCAAAATGTGCTGGCAATGGGTATCCGTGTGGATATTCTGAAACCGACAGACGGCAAGGAAAGACGATACCGCATCTATCCTCCCGGAGTGAAACCTGATACCGCAGACTCAACCGCAGACGCAGCAGCAGGATAAGTATGAAGGCACAGGATATAGAACTGCTGGCAGGCATCTCTCTCAGTGACGGGGGAATCAGCCTGCCGCTTCATACGGTACTGCGGAAACGTCCGTTCCGCATCACGATGAAGACACCTACCACACGCAGCCTGATACGTATCAGTAAGCGTTATCTCCGAATCGGCGTGACTCCGGAAGAATACGACGAATACAACCTGGATCAGCGAATCCGATTTGTCTTCCTGCATGGAAAGGATATCAGCAGGATAGTGGCATACGGCATTGTTCGAGGCCCGGTACTGGGGAGGTTACTTAACCGTCCGGTGGCCTGGTTGCTACGGGAACTGATGACACCCGATGAACTTTCCTCCGCCTGGCGGCAAATACTGAGCAGTACATCTACCACGTCTTTCGGGATTATTATCGCATCGGCAGCAGCACTGAACAAGATGCAGCCCTTAGCGAGCCGGAACGAAAGCGCAAGCGACAGGAGGAGTTAAAGAAGGGACATACGGAACCTTCGCATAGCCTTTTCGGCGTGATAGGTCAGCTGGCTACGGAAACAGGCTGGAGCATAGACTACATTCTGGACAAAGTGAATGTAGTAACCCTGCAAATGATGATGGCAGACATGCCGCACTGGGTTTCTCCGCAGAAGCCGGATATGATGCAGCAGATTCGTGAAATGGAGGAACGGGAGAAACAAAGAAACAGTCACAGACAAACAGATAACACGAACACGACAAAGGGAATGAACCCGATGGAGTTCTTTACCCATTATGCAATAAAAGATTAAGGATATGGCAGTACCTGTTGAACTTGAAATATTCATGAAAGACCTTACCAAAGCCGGACTACAGAGCGTGGGTAAGAATGTGGATGATGTGGAAAATCAGACTCTGCAACTGATTGAAGCATTGAAGCAGGTACGTGCCGAACAACTTAAGCAGCTTGAAGCGAACAAGCAAGCCGGGAAAAGCTACACGCAGGAAGCGGCCAATGTACAGGCTTTGACCGGACAGATAAACGGATTGAAGGCAGGTCTGAAAGATTTGCAGAAGACAAAAGAAGAAACCGCAAAAACGCAGACCATTGACATCGACACCGAAGCCGTAACCCGTAAGACCAACAATTTGAAAATGCAGTTCAGCCAGGTAGCAAGAGAGCTGCCATCGCTCGCCATGGGACCGCAGATGTTTATCCTGGCCATTTCCAACAACCTGCCGATGCTGGCGGATGCCATTGCGGATGTACGCAAGCAGAACGAGCTTCTTGCCGCATCAGGTCAGAAAGGTGTGCCGGTATGGAAACAGCTGGCTGGTGCAGTATTCAGCTGGCAGACGGCACTAGTGGCTGCTATATCTTTGGGAATAGTGTTTGGCAAGGAAATTGGGAACTGGGTATCTTCTTTATTTAAGGCGAAAAAGGAGCTTATTGATACTCAGAAAATTCAGAATGAATTAAATAAAGTTCAAGTAGAAGGAGGAAAGTCTGCGGCTGAAGAAGCGGCCAAACTTAAAATACTTTATACAGCCAGTCAGGATACATCTAAATCAATGAAGGAAAGAAATAAAGCTGTCGACGAACTACAGAAAATGTATCCTTCTTATTTCGGGAAGTTAAGTAACGAGGAAATTTTGGCTGGTAAGGCATCAGATGCTTATGATCGTCTTACAAAATCAATTATATCATCTGCTAAGGCAAGAGCGGCCATGAGCAAAATGGTGGATGAACAAGGGAAGATACTGGAAAATGAACAAAAGATAAATGATGCGTACTCCAGATTAGATCCTCTTTTACCAAAACTTGAAGCGGCAGAAAAGAAATTAAATATAGCAAAAACGTCTGCAAGTCTGAATGCAGGAAAACTTTCAACTTCCGGAACTAGAAATCTTTCAGCCGGAGGAAATGTCGCGGTTCAGCAGGCTCAATCAGACTATGACCGGTTAAAGAAAGAAACGGATGCTATTTACGAAGAAATTGCAGGATACCGTGCAGCCATATATGAATCGAACAGGATTTCTAAGGAATTGGAAAAAAGCATTAAGGTAGATGACATTGTTACAGAGGAAAAAGGTAGTGGTACAGGTTCCGGAAAAACCGATTATGCTTCCCAGCTGGCCGATGCACGCGTAAAAGCTCAGCAAACTACAGAGAAACTTCGCATCCAGATCATGCAAGAAGGAATTACCAAGCGCAAGGCACTGGCTAAGCAGGAGTATGATGAACAGCTAGCTGATATTGACAAGCAGGAACGGGACACAATCGCCAAAATGGATCAGGCTCGCAAGCAGGGTGACAACATTCCACAGAGCCAGTATGATGACCTGAAAGCAGAAACGAACGAACAAAGGCTTTTAGCGGAAAAAATATTAGCGGAAAAGATATATCAGATCAATAAAGAATATCTTGACAAAACACTGGACGCTGAAATAGAGTACAATAAGCAATATGGAACCTGGCAGGAAAAAAGAGAAGCTGTAGCTTTGGAGTATACAAAAAAAATAGCCTTGGCGCAGACTGAAGCCGAAAAGAAACTTTTAAAAGAAAAAGGGAAAGAAGCTGTTGCTGCCGTAGATTTTGAGGAATTTAAAGAAAACATCAATTGGGAATTAATTTTCGGTAATCTTGATCAGGTCGCAAAACAAGAGTTGCAGAAATTACGTACACAACTGGAAAAATTCCGTCAGTCTCCGGAGTATAAAAATATGGCGATTGATGAACGTAAGGTATTGGATGAAGCTTTAAATGAAATCCAGCAGAACATAATTGAGAAAGGTGGGCTATTGGGGAATTTGCCGGAACAGTTACAGATATTGGCAGATGCACAGATTGAACTGGAAAAAGCGCAGTCGGAATACAATAAATCCCTTATTTTAGGAACAGAAGCAGAGAAAGAAGCGGCTCTGAAGAAAAAAAATCAAGCTCAGGCTAATGTCATCAACGCTCAGGCTAATGTTAACGCAGCTGCTGATCAGGCTGGACAAAGATTCTCTAAAGTTACAGACAGTATGATTCGACTTAGCGAAGCTGGAAGTGACCTCTCCCAACTAGGAAGTTCTATCGGGACATTGATAGATGCGTTTTCCGATGCCGATTCGAAAATAGGTGGTATAGTAGGTTCTATTATCGGAGTTTTAGAGCAGTTGGGGAATCAGGGAATATCTGGCTTTGTTGGCGGGATATTGGAGAATGTAGCCAATTTGGCCGGACATATGTGGGATACAATTGGAAGTTTTTTTGGAGTAAAAGGACTTGGAGGTATTTTTTATGGTGCAGATTATTCAGGCTATGAACAAATGAAATCTCAATATGAAACACTTTCGGGCATTTGGGATGAGTTGATAGACAAGAAACAACAATATATTGATATCAGTTATGGAGAAGAAGCGGAAAAAGCTTATCAAGAATCAGTTAACCTGCTGAATCAGAAAATGCAACAGGCATATGCTCTTGCTGATGCCCGTAAATCTGCCGGCAGCAGTTTAGGCTCTCATTCCATCGCGTATCGGCAAAATAGAGATTTGGGTGGATATGCCACAGAATTATATAAGTATGTCAATCAGAATGGCAATTATAATGATATAACGAACGCTTTGTTGGGAGCGTCAGCTGATCAGTTACGTAATGTCCGTGATAATATGTGGGCATTTTGGGCTGGACTGGATTCTGAATTTCGTAATGCCTTGGAACAGATTATCGCTTGTGATGACCAAATTGATGATTTGGGTGATAAGATGAATGAAGTGATGACAGGTGTTGATTTCAGCAGCTTCCAAAATAGCTTTGTAGATATGCTGAATGATCTGGATTCTACCAACCAGGATTTTGCTGACAACTTTGAAAAGTATTTGCAAAATGCAGTATTCTCGTCACTTGTCGCAAACAAATATAAGTCAAGGATTGAAGCTTTATACAAAGATTGGACCGAAAAAGCGGATGGTGGCTTAACTACTGATGAAGTAGATAAGCTCAGACAGGATTATCAGAATATAATAAACGATATGTTGGCAGAACGGGAGCAGATTATGAACAGTTTCGGCTGGGAAAGCTCATCCTCCGGTAGTAGCCAGTCGCCCAGCAGCGGTGCACTGACTACCATGAGTCAGGACAGCATATCTACCTTTGAGGCAATAGGAAGAAACATGCAGACGCATCTGGCCAATACGGACAAATTCGTGCAGGAAATCCGTAATGCCCAGAAGCAGGATAGCCAGACGCTGGCAACCATAGCATCGCATACGGCATACATTGTGCTGATATACGACTTGATGGAAGACTTGAAGTTGAACGGAATACAGTTGAAATAATATGGACTTGACAGGATATCTTACAATCAACGAAACGGACGTGTGGACGGAATACGGTGCCTTCCTTGGCGAAACGGAAACAGGCGGTCACGTGAATATGGACGCTTTGCTCCGTATGCCTAAGGCGAAGGACATTACCACAGTAGACTTCCGCGAACGGAACGGAGTAGAGTTGCCTCAGAACCCGAACGTAAAGCTAAGTAGCATCGAACGTACCTTGCAGTTCTGGCTTCGCGGAAACTCCGCAGCCGACCGACTGGAGAAATACCAGCGTATGATGACGCTGATCACGTCGGGTATGCTGTCTGTTGCTGTTAAGAATTACAGAACTTACAATATGGTATATCAGGATATGCCATCCGAACCGGACTGGTACGAGAGTTACGAAGGCGACCGGTTTTATGTGCTGTTCTCCGTAAAGTTTCTGGAACCGCAGCCTTCCGTTTAGAAATTGATTAAATATAGATTAAATGACGATAAAATGGAACTGAAAATATACGATAAAGCAAATAACCTTCGACTGACAGCCAGCCCGAACACTTCTTCTTCTGTCACTGAAGAGGTTGGTGGAGAATGTAGTGTATCTGCATCATTCACACACACGGAATACATTCCGTTGGATGTAGATGATTACATCGAGCTGGAAGGTGTGCGTTATAAAGTTAAGTCCCGTTATCGCCCGAAACAAAAGAACACACAGACTTACGAATATAGCGTGAAGTTCTATGCGCCGATACACGATGCGGAAGACACGCTGATGCTGATCCAGGAAGGAGGAACTACTTCTGAATTCAGTTATGACGGTGGTCCGCGCGAACACCTGCAACTGTGGATAGACAACATGAACCGTCGAGCCGGTGGAAATCTGTGGAGCATCGGAACGGTGATTATCGCCGAAAACAAGACAATAGACTACCGGAATGTAAAGTGCTGGGATGCGGCTTTCGGTAGCAACGGCATCGCCGCCACATTCGAAACGGAAATGTGGGCGGACGGTTATGTGATAAATCTCTGTAAGGCTGAACGCGGCGAAATGGTAGAACTGGGATATCTTCAGGGACTTACCAACCTGGCACAGGAAGATAACGGAGAAGTGAAGTTCTTTACCCGTCTGTTCCCTCTTGGTTCTACGAGAAACATAAATGCAACCAAGTACGGATATTCCCGTCTGCAACTTCCTGACCGCTCTCTATATGTAGATAAGAACGTGGACCTGTATGGTGTGAAGGAAGAAACGGAAGAAACAGTCTTCTCAGAGATATTCCCAAAATACATTGGTACAATTTCCTCTGTGCGCTCAGAAGAAAAAGAGAATGAGGAAGGACGGAAGTACACCGTATATTATTTCAAGGACAACGGTATGAACTGGAATCCGAAAGACTACGAGATTCCGGATCTGGACTACATGCTGAAATTCCAGACAGGCGAATTGGCAGGCCGTGGAACTGACGGCTCTTTCCAGGCTGCGTGGCACGAAGACACAAGGGAATGGGAAATTATAAACGTGTATCCTGATGATACGACTCAGATTCCGGGTGGTGCAATTATCCCAACTCCGGGCGATCAGTACATTCCCTGGAATTTCGCCATGCCGCAGGAATACATCACCGAGGCAGAACAGGAATACAAGCAGGCTGTAGATGATTATCTTAATACTTACAGTTTCGATCCGAACAAGTACACAGGTACTACTGATCGAAACTACATCGAGAAGAACCATACCCCACTCCGCATCGGATGGAATGTGCGTCTGCTGTCAGAACAGTATTTCGGTACCACTGGAGGATACAAGGATACCCGCATCACGAAAGTGCAGCGCAAGCTGAATGACTTGTGCCAAGCTACGATTACCTGCTCCGATGAGGTTGGTACGGGATGGAAATCGTCTGTAGACAACTCTTTGAACTCGTTACGTTATGAGGTGGCTAAGCAGGCGGAAAAGAAACAGATTGATGTATTGAAGACATCAGACTCAAAGACACCATCAGATTATAATGTATTTTCTGCACTCCGTTCACGTGCAGAATTTATTTCAAAGAAGTTCAACGATACAGTAATCGGAATTATTACCTTCTTACAAGCTGCCATATTTCGTGCTGGAGCTGTATTTGGCAAGGATGGATTTGCGTCTGGCCTTACTGGTTATGGTGCGAAAATCGACGAAAACGGAAATGTCGAAGCAGAATCTCTTACGTCGAGAAGGTTTATCGAAACTCCAGAGCTACGCTACAACCGTGTAGATGTGAAAGTAGGCGACAAATGGCGTGCACCAGGGGCAGGTATCATTGAATCGGTTGATACGGAATCTAAAATATGTACCCTAAAACTGGAAGAGGGAGAAATCGGGGCTGTAGCTGTTGGTGATATCTGTATGGGTATATTCCATTCTCTTACATCTTCTGACAATGCTACTGAAGATACGGATGACAGCCGGGGGAACCGGACGTTCGCCGGGTTCTGCACTGTATACTTCACTATCACAGAAGTAATCGGAAGTCGGAACGAGCAGTTCAAGTACCAGCTTCGACCTGTATCAGAACGCTGGAAATTCTCATTCGACCCGTTTTCGCAGATGAACTTCGTGGCTTACGGCAGCTTCACACGTGAAGATCGCCAGACATCGGTTTATGAAACACGCACCTATACACGCCATCTATGGAAACAGAACACTTGGGAAATGGGCGTGGCAAACATAGCCAAGCAGTCGGGTGATCTGAGTAACCTGAACATCTTTGGTCTGAATATGGAAGGTTATTCCGAGTACACCAACTCCGTTTACTTCACTGGGACCATTACTCAGGTAAAGCCTGACGGTACTCCAGTGAAAACAGCCAACGATCGCGGTTCATGGGTAAACAATACACAATATTATTATTACGATCGTGTATCTCATAATGGATGTATTTGGCTATGTGTTAATGAAGATGGTACAAATACAGAACCTTCTGAAAGCAATCCCAATTGGCTTCTGCAGGTTTCTAAGGGAGTAAACGGTCAGGATGGTACTTCATTCAGAATTTTGGGAAGTAAGAATGATGAATCTGAACTTCCTCAAAGTGGAAACGAGATTGGTGACGGTTATCTGATACAAGGTCATCTGTGGGTATGGAGCGGTACGGAATGGAATGATGCAGGCGTCATTCAAGGCCCGGCAGGGCAGTCTGTTACAAATATGGGAGGCTGGTACGAAGGGATGCATGTACCTTACTTAGGTGTTGTTAGAATGGGTAATGCTACGTTTATGTGCGTAGTAGAAGAAGGTACTGACAATCCACCCTATTATACATTATTAGACAAGGACAGCAATAGGTTAAAGACAGAATCCGGTTACATCTTGACGGGTGAAATAAACAACGCAGAGTACCAACTTATTGCAGCTGACGGAACAAACGGTAAGGATGGACTAGACGGAGTTGCGGGAAAGGATGGTAAGGACGGAAAGACTTACTATACATGGATAAGATATGCTGATGATGCAGAAGGAAACGGAATATCCAACGACCCTACGGGAAAGGCTTACATCGGTTTTGCATACAACAAGGAAAGTCCTCTCGAAAGCAATAACCCCGAAGACTATGTTTGGTCTGACATTAAAGGGGAACAAGGAGTAAAAGGAGATAAAGGAGAGGATGGCACTCAGTATTATACGTGGATCGCTTATTCCGACAATGCAGACGGCAACCCAATGTATCAACAACCCAACGACAATACAAAATATATCGGTATTGCCGTAAACAAAATTACCGAAACAGAAGGAACAGACCCGTCAGAATATACTTGGAGTAAATTCAGAGGAGAAGATGGTAAGGATGGTTTAAACGGTGCTGACGGGGTAAACGGTAAAGACGGAACAAGTATTGTATGGCAGGGAGAATTTGCAAGCGCGCCTACAAATCCGCAAAACGGATGGGCTTATAAGAATACAACAGACAAGAAGTCTTATGTATATCAAGATGGCTCTTGGTATCAAATGACTATTGACGGAGTAGACGGTAAGAATGGAGAAAACGGTCTTAGCATTGTATGGAAAGGTGACTTGTCGGAAGCACCATCAAATCCGCAGACAAACTGGGCTTATCGTGATACAGATAACGGTCGTGTATATATCTACAATGGTAACGCCTGGGAACTGATGGTCGTAGATGGCACAGACGGTACAAACGGAGCTGATGGTCAGAACGGGTTGTCTGTATATATTACATATAACGACAGTGAAGCAGAGCCTTCTGCCCCTACGGGTGACGGAACAACAAACGGATGGCATACAAATGCGACATCTACTACTATATGGATGTCACAGAAAGTTGCAGCATCATCTTCTGACGGGACTTGGGGTAAGCCTATAAAAGTCAAAGGTGAACAAGGTATTGCTGGCGAAAAAGGTGACGGCTTCACTCTTATGGGTCAATGGTATGATGGTATGGTTGTTCCTTACATGGGAGTAGTTAATATGGGAGGAAATTCTTTCGTAGCTAAAGTTGCTACAACAAATCCTCCTATGTGGACGCTAAAAGACAATGTTGGCAATCGTCTGAAAAGTGAATCCGGTTATCTTCTTACCGGAGAAATCAATACAGCTGAGTATGACATTCTCGCCGAGAAAGGTGCTGACGGACTTCAAGGTCTGCAGGGTGAGAAAGGAGAGCAAGGAATAGCTGGGAAAGACGGGGTAGATGGAAAAACCTCTTATTTCCACATCAAGTATTCAGCAAATCCTGATGGCAATCCGATGACAGAAATGCCTTCGACTTATATAGGTACTTATGTTGACTTTGAACAGGCAGACAGTGATGATTATACGAAGTATGCTTGGGCTCGTTTTGAAGGTATTCAAGGTGAAAAAGGTGAGCAGGGAATACCTGGCTATAACGGCACAGACGGTAAAACATACTACCTTCATATCAAGTATTCAAATGATGGAGGCTCGACATTTACCGGTAATAACGGAGAGGATACAGGCGATTACATCGGTCAGTACGTTGATACAGAATCAGCGGATAGCAGCACACCTTCTGATTACAAATGGGCTAAAATTAAGGGAGACAAAGGCGAACAAGGATTAGGAATAAAAAGGGTTACAAATTATTATGCAGTTTCTTCTTCAAACACTACAGAACCTTCATCGTTTAGTACAGATGTTCCTGTAATGACATCCACAAACAAATATCTTTGGGCTTACGAAGAAACCACCTATACAGACAATTCGACATCTTCAACAAAAAAACGAGTAATAGGTGTGTATGGAGATAAAGGAGATACAGGAGATACTGGCAATGGTATAGTTTCAATTACGGAATATTACCTCGCTTCATCTAATTCGGTTGGTGTTACTACTGATATAAGTGGGTGGACTACAGCAATACAGAATACCACTTCTGTTAAGAAATTCTTATGGAATTATGAAGATATATTATATACTAATGGCCAATCTGTTAAAACCACTCCAGTAATAATAGGAACTTATGGTGATAAAGGAGATAAGGGAGAACAAGGCGAAAAAGGAGATAAAGGTGAGCAAGGAGAAAAAGGCGAAAAAGGTGACGGTTATACCCAGCTCGGAGCATGGTATACGGGATTGCTTGTACCAAAAATGGGAGTTGTCACGATGGGTGGTAGCTCCTATGTCGCAAAGGTAGCGACTTATAACCCCCCGATGTGGACTTTGAAAGACAATAGCGGTAATCGCTTGAAAACAGAATCAGGTTATCTCCTTACCGGAGAAATGAATGCAGCAGAATATGACCTGCTTGCAGAAAAGGGTGACAAGGGAGATAAGGGCGAGCAAGGTATTCAAGGCGATAAGGGTGACAAGGGGGATAAAGGAGATGCTGGAGTAGAAGGTAAACAAGGTATTCAAGGTTGCGTTGTACGTGACAGCGAATGGGCTATCGGCACTGAATATCGTAACGACATCAATATTACAGATGGAAGCCTTGAAGTAAGATATGTAGATATAGTACTCGTACGGAATAATGCCGTAGAAACGGGGTGGGATGCATATAGATGTAAATTAACGCATGTGTCTTCTACAAGTATTACCTACGAGAATACAAGCTATTGGGAGAAATTCAGTGCAAATGTAGGCACAATATTCACTTCTTTAATTATTGCTAAAAACGCTAAGATAAACTTCTTGCAAGGCAATCAGCTTACGATACAAAAAGATGATGGTACTATAACTGCAGGAATGTCGGGGTCAGATGATGGAGAAAAGATTAGGTTTTGGGCTGGCTCTAATACGCCGGATAGCGCACCTTTCAGGGTCAATGAGCAAGGAGAAGTATGGGCGAACAACGCACATATTACGGGTAATATATCTTGCAAAAGCCTTTTATTACAACCTTCAAATGCTCCCGAGAGTGAGGTCTATAATAACTATTTAATAAATTTAGATAATTATTATAACAGAAAGTTTCCAAAGATAAATGTAGGAGAAGTTAGAAAGTTTGAATTTTTTGTTCCAATCACGTCACGAATGTTACATGAATATGATTTTATTGGAGAAGACGATTCTGTCAAATTTGCTGTAAGAGGTGACATCCTTTTCAATTCAGGTAAAAAAGTACATTTAATAGGAATTGACGGATGCTACTTTAATATTGTAGGTGTAGGGAATTCGAACAATACTACTACTTGGAATATTTTCCCAATAGGAAATGTCGCAGAGCAAGCATTGGATGGAGCAGAAATTACTAAATAATATTTAACATTATGATAATACAAGCAAGTAAAGGCTGTCTTCTTACTCAGAGTGAGGAGGTAGTACAACAAGAAAGAAAGTTTGAAAAATCAGTAGAAGTCCCTTCTTTATCAGAAATTTCATCGTGGAAAGAAATCCCTGAATCAGAGAAGGACAAGATTATAGCAGAGGAAGAATTATTTCAACCCGAAGATATAACTTTCGACTATCTGACCAAAGTAGACAGCCTTATGACAACGATTAAGGAAAAAATAAACGACAGCGGTATGAGTGCTGACGAAGCGTTGGCTATGAAAGCCTATTATCCTGAATGGGAAGACATTTTAGGGAAGGAGGTTATAACTGGCTATCGGTTTAATTACGAAGGAACACTATTGGAGGTTGTTACTCCACATACCCTATCAGAAAAAATAAGTCCTTCGCAGCAACCGATGATGTTGGATTTGGTTGAAGTTGAGAAACAGCCTGTGAAATATTATAAGGTAGTTGAGCCGACCCGTCAGACTTTGGAAGAATTCGTGTCGGAAAGTGATGAAATCAAAGATACAGATAACATTAATATTAACAATTAAAAAATAAAGACATATGGCAGACATGAAAGAAAGCGCATTGACGCAGCAAAGTGATTGCAAATGGGTACGTGCTTTGGATAGCAACGGCAATAGTATTTTAATCTCAAAAGAGGACTTGGCATCAGTTGTGGGAGGACTATTGCCCAAATCCGATTTAGAAAAAGATGGTTTAATGACTAAAGGACGTTCATATTATACATATACAGGCTTAATGACTACATCAGATCCTTATTTTAACGATTTAAATAACATCTATAAGTATACAGAACGAGGATTATCAATATTCAGATGTAATGGTGATATTAGCAATTTACCGGTTCAAGAGGCTGGACTTTTAGAGCATATTCAACGTGACGATAAAAACAACTCATTAGGATCACAATTTATAGTTCAAACATATTATTTAGCTAATGGCACTACTTTTCGTAGGTATGGAAATGGAAATAATGTAAACAATACTATAAATTATAAAGAGTGGGAACAAATATTATAGGAGGCTGTAAATAGCCTCCTAGTCAATTAATGTATAAGATTCATCCGGTGCTATTCCATTCGATACAAGTTCAAATCCTGTAGATGATTGTATAAATACAACATTAGGAGAAGTATGCTCGTTAGTTATATACAGGTATATAGCATCATCCTTTCTATATATTTTTATTTTAGAGTCTTTTTCGGTAAGCCACTTTATAAAAACCCTACCAGGAGTTATTCTGTCTTGAACATATAACCCTATTAAAAATGCAAAAGGAACGCCGTCATTACAACCATATATAAAGGAAACGTTTCGGCTCCAATATTCTGTAGAATAAAGAATTTTAAACAAAGGATAATTACCGGATTTAATATTCTTAAATTGAATTATTTTATCTGATTTACTCATCAATCCATTTTGTTCTTTACTAGCTAACGGCAATAGTCCTCCCACGAGTGATTAAAAAATAAATAAAGGCTATTCAATACTGAATAGCCTTTATTACAATACAAATATATAAATTTAATTATAATTTTTGCAGCTGACGGACAAAAGCATTGTCATTAATCCGAGCATATATCATTGTCATACTTATCTGTCTATGCCCTATAACTTGCTGAATTGTTGTAATAGGTATATCCCTATTAATTAATCGAGAAGCACAAGTATGTCGTGCAACGTGTGCCGTTACATGTTTTTTTAGGCTGCATTTTTTTAATGCTGTTTTTAATTTTGAATTAAAGCTGCAACGATTTGCACCAACATTAAAAAACTCAGAAAGCTTTGTTTTGTATTTGCTGTATATCTGTTCTGCACGCCCATCGAATAACGCCCACATTGGCAACCGTACTGGTGTATTAGTTTTGACTGATGTATATTCCAGCCAAAGGCGACCGTTATCTTCTTTAAAATTATCTTCAGATAGAGAAGCAAAGTCACTTATTCTAGTACCTACATAACACATAAATAAAAATTGATCTAAGACTAATTCGTGAGATTTGTCTACAATTCCTGAAGCTGCATAGTTTTCAATAATTCGTACATCATCATCGCTTAGTGCTTTCATTTTATAAGTTGATTTAAAATCTTTTGGATCATGATAAAATGAGAGAGAATCAGCCGGAACTTTATTCCCGTATAACTTCCGAGCAATATTATAGTAGGCTTTAACAACATGCATTTCTTTGCATACAGTTGAATACTTCAACTTACCTGACTCCATAAGATAATTCATGAATCCACGAAAGAATTCTTCTGTTAATGCTGTTACAGGACATGTATCTCTGTATCTTTTCAATGTCCTAAGTACATTTGCGTGAATTTCTATAGTTCGAGGCTTCAATCCTCTTTCATACATAGCCTTTTCCCACATAGAATACCAATCAGCCGATGTTCCACGCCTAGAAAAGATGTCGTGTAATTTAGTTAGAGTCATTTCGCCTGCATAAGTCAGTTCAATTTCCTCTAGACTATACACTAGTTTTCTGATTAACAGATTAAGATTAGCAGAATTTGGACTTTTAGAAATAAGCCCGTAATCTTCGTTCCATTCGTCATTAAAGACTCTTACGTCAGTGTCGAGCTCGATGCTCGAACCATACTGGGAACACTTCACAAAAATAGCGAGCATTCCGCTGTGAGCACGATGTGCCACTAGCTCATACTTAATTTTATTCAT